ATGATGTACGTGGGCCTGCCCCAGTGGTCGCACCCGAAATGGGTGCGCCTGGGTATTACCAGCCTTGAAGAGTATGCCCGACACTTTAACTGCGTGACGCGGCAATTTTAAAAATCACTAAAGAACGCCCAAGAGCATGTGTATTCTTTAGAATTATCAATCACATAAAATTCACTTCATATGAAAATCACCAAAGTTCATATGAGTAAAAATGTCCCACTCATGCCCCAAGCCGCCTCAAAAACAATTTTTTTGCCCCATCCATGCCCCATAGCTCTCTTCTGAAATGCTATATATCTAACCGTTGACACTGTACAAATAACCAGTATAAATTCTCTTTAAAAATACAGTCGTTTCCGGAGGTCTTTATGTTAGTTGAGCTGGTCTATGACAAGCGTAATGTTGAAGGTTTGGTTGGCGCCAGAGAGATTATCCTGGCTGAGCTAACGAAGCGGGTGCACCAGATTTTCCCTGATGCCGAAGTGAGGGTTAAGCCGATGCAGGCGAACGCCTTAAACAGCAACGCCAGCAAAAGTGATCGTGAAAAACTGAACCGAATGCTGGAAGAAATGTTTGATGAATCTGACATGTGGTTAACCTCAGAATCACCTACCGTTCGTCAGGTTGGTATTTGAGTTTTACTCAGATAGTATTCCCGGCGATTGCTCGGGCATGAACACTGAGCAACCACCCGCCGCCCGTTCTTGCATACGACAGGCGGCGGTTTATTTTACGAAGCAGGCTCCTGTAAGGCCGCTTCACTCGATTCTTTCTGACGCTTATTCCAGATGCTATCCTCAGGCATGTCGAGGCGTACGTCGATCCAGCTGTTGGCCGGAACATCCATAGGAGCCCCTTTTGTTTTGACGATCTCCCCTTCATCGCTCAGCATGTATTTCCGCTTAAAAAGCCGAATCGTGAGCCCGCCGCTTTCGGTCTGCTCAGCCTCAACAATCCCAAGCTCTCCCATTCCGGCAGGGTCCATTGGTGGCAGCAATTGCCAGCCTTCTGATGCCAGGCCTGCCGAGCCGATAAGAACATACACCCCAACATCCAGCCGCGAGATTTTGATCCCTTCAGCTTCGGTGTTCGCCGTACCGCAGCCGCACCAATTGTAACCCTCCTCTGCTACATCAGAACGTTGGCTCTCATCCTTAGATTTAACAATGCGAGCTACAGGTGAAGCCGCCTTAAGGGTGCCATCGGACGCTTTTGTAGTGTTTGCAGTTGAATAAAATTCAATTGGAGGCAACCAATTCCCCCCGACCATTCCCCTGGCATAAAAGCCTATCTGACCGCCCAGGCGGAATCCTGTGACAACCCTGTTGGTTGAATTGTAATGGTAGCTCTGACAGACATAATTTGAGTTTGGATTGGGGAGGCTTGTTGCGCTGCCCGGGCATCTATAAAGCTCATTCTTATACGATGCAGTAAAATCAGACATAACTGTTGGCTCGTTTACAGCAAAGCCAAAATCCCCTATGGAAAGCATATCGCCAGACGAGCTGTATGCGTTCCTGGTGGCGCTACTTCCCAAACCGAGGTTTGTGCGAGCGTCAGCGGCATTCGTTGCACCTGTACCGCCCTGGCTGATACTGAGCGCGGTAGTCAGCCCGGAAAGGCTGGTAATGTCGCTGTTAGCCCCTTTCTTCGCCAGAGATTTTTGACCTGGTACGGTAACGGCAGTGCCATTGATAGTGATGGTGACATCAGATGTCCCGTTCATCACATCAGCAAAGCCGCTCATGTAGCGCTGGTACATCGTGAAGGTTTCAGCAATATCCTGCGCCAGACCATCCACGCTCAGACTGTCACTCAGAAGAATGGCAAATCGGGTTCCGGCGGGAACTGCTGGGTTAGCCGCTGGCGTTACGGTGAGACTTGTTGCGCTGCCAATGGTGGTAATCTGAAATACCTGCACAGGGCTGGTCATTGCAATAACGGTACATCCGTTACGAATAAGAGATCCAGCAGCAGTGAAGTTTGTGCCGGTACCTGTAAGGGTGTTTCCGCTGATGGCGATAGTGCCAGTGGTATAAATCATGTTTTCTCCAGGCAATAAAAAACCCCGCCGAAGCGAGGTTGATTAAAAAGTCAGTTTATTCAGACGTACATATCGGGAAGAACGGGAAGGTTCAGTGGAGTTACCGTGTCATTACCAAAAATTGCATACCGCTCGCGCCCCAGATATTTCCCACCCTGAACTGAAGCACTGCCGTTCTGTATTTTTATTCCGAACATTCGATACACGTACATGCCATTTACTTCGTGAGCCATCAGCCCGAATCTGCCCAGCGGAACATAGCCTTTGCCGATGCTCACGGCATTTTTCGAAGGCGTCCAGAGCTGATTGAGGTAGACGAAGGGACGCCTGGTTGTTGAAAACGTGCAGGCTCCGGCTGCATTGAAGATGTTTAGCCCGGTGCCCGACTGCGGCGCCATGCCACTGGCGAAGATGACAATATCTATCGTGCCGGTCGTCGGAGCGTCATCGTTGGTGGATGGAGGGCTGAAGAACCTGACCGTGTTGCCATCGAAATCGACCGTGTTACCGCTATTGCAGCGCCCAAAGACGATATATTTGGACTTGTCGTACCCCGCTATCGTGGGAACTGCCCAGCCGCCTGTGGGGACATTGACGGTACCCTTCCAGATACACTGCCCTGACTGCGTGGCATTGGTAATCGCCAGGAAGTCAGTGCTGTCATCAATAAGCAGGCCTTCTCCTTTACGCTGGCCTGAAGGAAATATCTGCCAGATGCTTCCGGGGAACGTGTACGTACTCTCACGCTCACTGATGCTTACGTCCTTCATCGTGGAGTTCTGCGTCACACGGCCACCGGATATGGTGACCGAGTTCATTTTATGAAGCAGCCCTGAATCAAGGTAAGCTGTCGCGTGCGGGATAAACAGCACCTGCGCCCCGGAAACATAACCGGCAACATCAGCGTACTTGGCTTTCTGGTAGCCACTGTCAAAGTTGGCCCCAAATGACGGGCACCGCAGGCCCGCCGTGATCTCCATTCGTTTTCCACCGTCATTAAGTTCTATCAATAATCCTGTCGGCATTTTATGTCCATGTCCCCAGTACGATGCGACCTCCACCCGGAATATTAATGGTTACGCCATTACCATTAATCACCGTTGTGTTGCCGGAGCCATTGAAAGAAAAATTACCGTTTGTGGCGTAAATCGAGCCACGAACAGTCACGTTGTTAAACACGGCATACCCGGACTTGTTGATATGCCATCCGACATTCCCAGTCCCATCCCAGGTTGAAGATTGGATATAGCTGCCGATCTTGGCGTTTCCAATCGTCCCGTCTCCAATGACCGTGTCCCGGATTATGGTCTGCCCGTTCTGGATAACGAACGGAAGCGTAACGGTCGATCCTGCCTGGTGAGTAACGGCGAAGCGGTCAGCCAGGAAGATAACCTGCGACTGCATGCCTGACGGCGTATTCTCCACGCCGATCCCCATCCCTGCCGCGTAATACTGACCATTGCTGGATAACCCGACCTTGATGCTGTACATCGCCTTCAGGTCGCCGTTGACGTTCGCAATGGCCTGCGCGTTGGTGGTGATCGCTGAAGTGTGCCCGTTGATGGTCGCCGTAATGCCGTTTATCTGCGTGGCCGTGGCCTGCTGATAACTGGAAAACGTCTGGTTCAGGCTGTTGATTGCTGCCTTGTTGCCGTTCACGTCAGTCTGCAAACTCAGCAGCGAACGCGCTGTTGCCTCCCTGTCGCTTGCCATAACATTATCAATACGATCGATGCTGGCCTTACTGTCACCGTACTGCGCGCTGAGTCTCACCTGCTGATCAACCTGCGCCAGCGTACTCGTTATTAGCGCGATAGCGTTATTCTGGATGCCGCCGCTGGCAGTATCTGTCCTTGCTCCCAGTTCCTCCAGACGGGATGCCATTGATGAAGTCGTGTCGGTGACAACCTGTCGCAACGTGGTGATATCAGCAGTATTTTGCGAGCTGGCTTGTTCGGCCGCATCTGCCTTACCTGATGCAGCGTCAGCTTTACTCGAAGCCGAATCAGCTTTATCAGAAATGACCTGAGTACTCGCAGTGAGCTGGTCAACAGCAGTAGCCCTTGCCTGAGCTTCATCTGACAGAGCCTGCCTTACCTCGGTAACTCCCGCCTCGTTCTGCGCAGTTTTTGCCTCAAGACGGGTAACATCCGTTACGCGCGCCTCCGTTTCAGTAGCGATCACCTCCCGGAGCTGTTCGAATGTCGCAGAGTTAGCGCCCTGTTGGGCTGTCTGGCGCACGATAACATCGGCAATAGCCAGCGCGTTGCCGATGATTGCTTCTGCTGTCTGCTTATTCGAACCTACGGCGGCAGCCAGCCCATCGGCGTTCTCCTTAATTGCATCAGAAAGCTCGGCCAGTTTCTCGCTACTGTCTACAGCACTTTCAATCAGATCCTTAAATACCTCGGAATCTTTAATCTCCTCCAGGATTGCATCGGTGATATCGGATACATCGATGCTGGACTGTCCGCGAACAAAGTCTGTATACCCTGATTCGTTTCCGCTTCGGTCTACCAGCTGCGCCCGGTACCAGAAAGTCTGCCCTGCCTTAAGGCCCATCTGCTGATACTTGCGCTGCGGATAGGGTACGTCTGCCAGCAGCATCGCATCGTCTTCCGTCCCGGTCAGGCTGTACTGAATTTCCGTCTTCAGCGTGTCGTCGGTGTTCGCCGGGAATCCCCAGCTCAGCTCGATACCGAAAACCACATTATCAGAAGCGATGAAGCCGACCGGTTTCGGCGGATTGCCCACTTTACCCGTAAGATTTACTTCTGATGATGTCTCCCATACTGATGAAACGTCGCTGGCGTTCACCGCCCTGACACGGACCAGATAGCGACCCGAGTAGATACCCTGCACTTCAAAGCCGAGAGAAGACGTTCGGGGCACACTAATCCAGTTGCCGCTGTCACGCCGCCATTCCGCCTCGTACGCAACTGCACCCTGTACAGAATCCCAGGCAACGCGCATAGTGGTAATCGCAATGTTCTGGTTAACCGTAGAGTAACTGTCTACGACAATATTTCCTGGGGGAGCCTGAACCCCCGGTGGAATGACACTGACTGGCCGCTCGTCCAGTCTTGCGCCGGTATCAACAGCGGAATAGATATCAGGGTTGTAAGTCGTCCCGGTGACCTCGAAAGTGCCGTCGTTGTTGTCCCGCGTTCCCGTAACACGGAAAAGCGCTATAAACAGATCGTCAGAGTCCACACCCCAGTTACATTCAGCCTCCGGCGTTTCGCTGTAGGGTGTGGTGACAGTGACTGTGTTTCCGTTAACGGCCTGGACGGTTCTGGCCTGAGCTGTGCCTGATGGAAGATTCAAAAACAGCCGGTTCCCGGCCTTCACATCAGCGGCGCGATCGAGGGTTATGTTGCGGCCGTTAACCCCACTCACCCTGCCGCCGATAGTTCTTCCGGCCAGCTCGTTAGCAGCCACGCCGATCACCTCCCCGACAGGTGGAACGTCCATGCCCGTGCTGAAGGTCACCACCTCGCCGATACCGTTAGTGAGCAGCGCCCAGCGCCCCCGCCGGTTTGCCTCTGACTGCCTGGTGCAGCCGATCGCAGTCATTTCGAGCTGACGATAATCGAAGCGCATGGCCAGATCGTTATCGTAAACAGGCTCAGGCGTGTCTTTATAGTGGTTGGCAGGGTCTGACCAGTTCACCAGCGCGGCAGTGTTTCGGGTGGTTTCACTCGGATCCGCAAAGGTAAATTTTCCTTCAACAACGCTGGCGTGGTTATAGATGTGCCACACATCCCGTGGCATATCAGCCAGGACATACATCTTATTGTCGCCCCAGTACGTCATGCCGCGAAATATACCCGCCAGATCACGAAGTACAGTCCAGGCGTCATTACGGTCCTGGATATAAACGTTGCAACGAAAACGAGGCTCCGTCCCACTTCCGCCCTTGCCATCTGGTACCAGTTGATCGCAATACTGGGCGATGCGATAAAGCTCCCATTTGTCTATCTGAGTCGCATCAATTCTTTGACCCAGCCCGAAGCGCTCGTTCAGAATGATGTCGTAATAAATCCAGGCAGGATTATCCGTCCATGCCCATTTAAATACGCCCTCCCATGTACCAGAATAAGTGCGGGTTTCGGGATCATAAGTATCAGGTACACGGATGATTCGCCCTTTCGGATTACACACAACCTGAGGAATGCCATTAGGGAACTGCTTTGCGTCAAACTCTACATACAGCAGCGCTGTGTTAACGTAGCGAAGTTTGGCGTCAATAATTTCAGTAACGGCCACAACGCGCATGGTGTCGACGATATTCACGCTCGTGGAATCCGGCGTGATTCTGCGAACCCGCAACTGCCATCCAGTCGAGGCTTTCGGAAGATTGACGCGGTGACTGCGCTCATAAAGCGACGTGGTTTTGTCATCAACAGCACCGTTAACCACCGTTTCATACGGCCCGCCATCGACCGACAGATCGATAGCATACTCTACGCGGGTGCCGACTTTATCGCCGTTGTTTTTCTGGAGTAAAAGAGTTGGCCATCCCAGGCGAATTCGCAGCGCAGAGAGCTGCGTGTTGGATACCGCGCGCACGTACGGCACAGCCTGTTTCAGCTCGTATGAAACCTGAAGTTCGTTTTCAATGCCGGGGAAGCCCTGAATGTAGTCCTGGTCCTGAGTACCGGAACGGAACTCATATTTCACATTATTGAAGTTATAACTTCCGTCGGCGTTCTGAAGAGGCGTGTAGGAAGATGAGTCACCAAGAAAAATGTTTTTACCATCAAGCCCGCCAGCGAACTCACCCTCTCCAAGCGCAATCAGCACCTTTGCCCTTGCAATGGACTGAATGCTGTCCGGTGCTTCAATGGGTGTTCGGGTCTGATTGCTGCCACCTTTACCGCGGCCTTTGATGATTGTCGTCGTCATATCGCGTCCATAAAAAAGCCACCGTCAGGTGGCTTGCAGTACGTGGTTTGGTTTATTGCTGATCTTCTGCATAAACCCCGGCGGATATAATGGCGCCGCCAATTTCCCGTTGCCCATAAAGCAGGGGAACGGGATTGCCAGATGTTGTCGTGTTAACGGGACCACCAAACGCATAGGAGGGTTTGTTATCAGGTTCCTGACGCATTCGCAGACCTGAAACCTGAGGAGAGAGCATCTGCACTACACCACCAACGGCCATAGAACCAGCTGCGGCATATAGTGCCATTTGTGTGCTTGCTGCCCATCCTATTGGGTTCCACCAGGTAAAGGCCGCAATTGCGGCGGCAGTAACAATTTGAAAGAGCCCCGCCCTTTTACTACCGCGTATGACAGGGATAATACGGAGCTCATCACCAGGCCCAAGAAGATCAAACTCTTCCTTGCCTATGTTTATTTGGTTTCGGAAGATGACAAAGTCCAGCCCTTTCGCTCTGGTCTCTCGCAGGTAGGCATCAAATCCGTCAATGGTGTTAGAAAGTGCCCTGAACACTTCGCTGGCCGACGTTAGTGCGCGGCGATGTGTCCTGCCAAATCGCTGAGCCATTGAGCCGCTGAGTTTGATAACGGTTTTTCTTTCCATTACATCAAATCCTTATAACGCAGAATTTTGATGGTACGGTCACGGTAATAGCCACCGTAGGGAATACGCTGGCTTAGCTGGCCATACATGTGATGCAGTAGCATGCTGCCATCAAGCAAAATCCCGGCATGGTTCGGGACGGTGGACTGAACCTGCATGATAACCATGTCACCTGGCTGAGCGGGACCGTCGTACTCACGAAAACCGCATTCCTGCCAGTTGTCCATATAGAGGTTTTCACCCTGCTCCCACCAGTGGCGATCTACGCTGTAGTTGGGCAGTTCAATGCCGTGTTCGATGCGGAAATAGTCCATGATGAGAGACCAGCAGTCTGCATATCCGAGAACAAACTGGCGCCCTGTGAGGGGTCGGTCTCCGCGAGGCATGACGGTGCGAATGTCGCCCTCCGGCCACGATGCAATAATCCACGGCAGTTCCGTGGCATCACACATCAGCATGTCGAGCTCGCTCGGTTGGGTTGTTGCCCCGTCGCCGGGGTGACTGTGGACGATCGCCACCACAGTTCCCTGCTCTTCGGCGGCCGCATAATCCTCATGATTGAGTTCAAATTGCTCAGTCGGCGACTCAGCATTATTTTTGCAGGGGATGTATTTCTCCACCCGCCCCTTCTGAATAACCACGCCACAGCACTCCTCGGGGAAGGATGCGGCGGCATGCGCCAGAATGGCGCTAACTGTTTTGTCGCGCATGATTATCCTCTCAGAAGTGAAGCCCCGGGGAACCCGCCATAATCCAGCTGCTCATTCTCTCCGAAACGAGGTTTGCAGCCCGTTGACAGCAGTCCGGAGCAAACATCCTGTGAAGGATCATCCACCCGGTTGCCGTCTTTATCGAACCAGCCGTTTTGCCCGGCGTAGGTGCAGCCATTCCCGGTTTTGTACCAGCCCCGCATGCACCACGTGCACATTGGCTGAATTTGCCGGGTCGGAATGAGTTGCCCGCGCAGATCGGCTGGACTGGAAAGCTCAAACTCTACGGTTTCATCGTCTGATCCTGATTTACGGTCGATGTAATAAACCTGTTTGCGCTCCTCGTTGGGATTCGCAGTCGGGTTCCCGTCAGGAAAATTTCTTACGTCCAGATAGTGGGCGAAGGTGTCATGGATGATCACCTTTGCTTTAGCCATCCCCTGAAATCTTCGGCACAGCGCGCCAATCGTGCCGCTGATGTTTGCAACGGTGAGAGACGGCCGTGAACTCTGGCCGTCACTGCTGACAGATATGCCGGTCAGTTCATACGGCCACGCGCCATACTCCTGCCCCTGCCACCACACCGACTTCGGCTCAAGTTTTGACTCGTCGCCGCCTGCGGCGATGATTTCCGCCTCGGTATGGGGGATTGTCTCGTTGTGAAAGCGAAGAATACCCGCACCGAACGCTGAGCCGTCCACCTCGATCAGGCGGACGCGCTTACCCGGTTCCAGTTTCTGGACATCAGATGAAATACTCATGGATGGTATGCCTGTATAAATGTGCTGCTGAGGGTGTATTTTTTGTTGCCGTGGGTAGATATCTGGAAGGATTCCGCGCGCCATAAACCTGAAGGCTCAAGCGGCGGCTTCCAGATAAATGACTTCCACCCTGTATGTCTGTTCAGAAAGTTTTTAATGGCCTGAATGTAAGCCTCGTCGCCGGTAAAGCTCACGCTCCACTGAGGTGTTACCGGGTTGATGCCGTCCCCGGCCACCTGTGTATAGCCATCGCCAAACTGCGCCTTTCGGGTACGAAAACTTGTATCAACCTGAGAGGCAACCTTTGGGCACCAGCTGAAGGTTTCGACTGCCATGGTTAAACTCCCTTGATTAATCGCCACAGAGGCGAGCCCGGCATGCTGGCCTGTTCGTTAATGACACCAGTGATGGCATCCTTAAGCTGCCTGCCTGCTGCTCCGGCAGTACCCTGACTGGACGCCTGTGGAGAACCGCCCTGAATATTGATATCGCCGAAGTTAACTGAAGGCACGCCGCCAGAGACCTGCGGCATCCCTACTGCGCGAACAGCAAGATCACCATTAGGTGCCCGCGTAAGCGGCATAATGGCTTCCGGACCTGCCTCGCCGAAAATCCCCGCACCCTTGGCAAAAGCAAACAGCTGAGGCGTCTGGAAAACGCCATTGCTGTAAGCGCTCAGGGACGGAGAGTCGTAAACGTTACCCTTCGCATTAAATGTGAAGTTCGCGCCAGCATTCTGAATGGCGGTACCGCTGCTGGCGGTTGCGGCTGACGAGGCACCAAAACTGAACAGTGATCCAATTGAGCTCACGCCATTAGCAACAGCCATGTTCACCAGAACGTTCTGGATGATCTTCAGTACGCTCACGCCCCAGTCCTTCCAGCTGTCAACGTTGCCATTAAGCATGTCGGTGATCGTGGTGACCGCCCCCCCCATGGCCTGCTTCATGCCGTCAGCGGCCATGGAAGAATAGTCAGTAGCTTCGTCCACCCAGTTCGCATAACCCTCAGACAGTCCCGTCATCCAGTCGTCACGCTGCGCATCAGAAGCAGTGTAATATCCCTCCTGGTCGCGCAGGCGCTCTTCTAGGTAGCGCTTATTAAGTGCCAGCCCCTGCTGATAGAACGTCTCGTCGATTTCACCAGCCTGACGCTGGCGGAGAAGATCGGTATTCTTCTGCTCAAACTCCTTACGCAGATTGAACTGCTCCTGAAGTCTTTCACGGAACCTGGTTCCCTGCCCGTAGCCCAGCAGTTGCGCTTCATTGGCTGCGCGGGCGCTGGCGTTACTGTCAGCAAGGTTGGCTTCGTAATTTCGCAGTTGCTCACGCAATTTAACCTGGTCAATCAGCGTAGCATTCTGCAATACCGTCTTTTTCTGGGCTTCTGTCAGAGAAGCAAGTTCGCCCTGGCTGACCTGGTATTTAACCTTCGCCAGTTCAGTATTCTGGCCTTGCAGGGCAATCTGCTCTTTTTGCTGCTTGATAAGGCGCTTATACACATCCTCGGTTTTCTCGCCTTCGGTTTTACCACCCTTCGCCTTAGGTTTGTTGGCCTCATTATTCCGCCATTCAGCAAGACCGTTATTAATCAACTCCTGACGGCCTGTCTGGAATTGCGGATCACTGGTTAATCCCAGGTCATCGGCTGCATAACTCAGTCGCAGGCGCTCTTTTGCTTCACCCTTCAGGCGTGACAACTCCAGATCCCGGCGGCTCTTTTCGAGGGCATCGGTTTGCTTTTTGTCGAGATCGGCCTGCGGAAGTCTGAGCGGGACGTTAGCCAGCCCCTGACGCGCCATAAGGAGTTGGTTACCCAGTCCGAGTAATCGATTAAGTTCATCGTGCTGCCCATTCATCAACAGAAGTGATTGATAAGCCCGGTTCTGATTCGCTGCCTCCTCCCGAATTAGCGTCACACGCCGATGCTCAAGACCTTCAAGAACCTGTTGGATAGAGGCAGATTTCTCCTGCATCTGGGCAAGCCTTTCCTGCTCAACAGATAACTGTTCAGTGGCTGTAGCCAGTCCACGGGTCACGGTATCCAAAGATGTCAGGTGGTTAATCATGAAACCACCGCTGGTCGTTGGACCGGGATTACTGATCACTGACTGATAACCAGCTATCTGCTCTTTCAGATTTTCTATCTTGCTCTTTTGTTCATCTATCAGCCTGTTCTGCTCATTCAATGCTGCGCGCGTTTTCTCAGCATTGTCTGAAGCTTCAGGTAAAGACATTGCCTTCGACTTTTTACTGACTTCATCAATCGTGGTGGCGTATTCCTGCGCCGAACGCCGAGCCTGCTCCTGATTCTGATACATCGCATACCAGGCTCCTGCTCCCAGCATCACCAGACCCGGCACGCCGCCAATCAGGCCAAGCGCACCACTCATCAGGCGAGTGCCGACAGATGTTACGCTATTGAGATTGCTTTGAGTCGAAACACGATTTGAGATGTTACGGTTTAAAGCAGCCTGAGCGGCAGCCAGACGCCTTTCAGCGACAGCCTGAGCGTCGGAATTTTTAGCCGCTACCAGCCCTGCCTGCGCGCGTTCAAGTGCTGTTCTGGCTCGCACCTTTTCCGTAGCTGTGCCACTGGCAAGAGCGGTAGTCAGTCTGGTATGGGCCGCAGTGACTTTTGCTTCAGCCGCCGCGACCTTTTCTTGCTGAGCCGCCTGAACATCTGCACTTCTTGAACTCTGTACTGCTTGCTGAGCCCGATAAACTTCAGCCCTGGAAGCCGCAACAGCAGACTGCGCCGCTTTATCCTGCGCGACTGCAAGGGCAACCTCTGATTTCGCAGCTGAAATTAGCGCACCTGTTGCACTCGTGGCACTGGTTACAACTCCGCTTAGGTAGCGTGCCAGTCCCACGCCAACAAGCGCCCCAGCGACTGTTGTAATTGTTGACATATTGTCAGCAACGTCACTAAGCGCGCCGCTCACTGCTGATGAAGTAAAAGAATCAAGCGTCTGGGCAACATTATCCAATCCGCCAGACAACGCATCAGTAGCACCGGTTGCCTGGTTTACACCGCCCACCCAGGCCATGAATGAGTTAGTTACTTTTTGAAGGGATCCAGAAACCGTTTGTGGCATGCTGGCAAATTCGCCCTGCAATGCTCCTAACTGGCTCATTAAAGCTGGGACAACCTTATCGATCGTAAGCTGTCCCTGGTCAGCCATGCTCTTGAGGTCTTTACGGGCTACACCCATTCCCGCAGCCAGAGCGCGGATTACCCGATCACCGGCTTCGTTAACGGCGTTAAATTCTTCGCCACGAAGAACGCCTTGTGCGAGCGCCTGGCTGAATTGAGTGATAACAGAACTCGCTTCCTGGGTGTTAGCCCCAGAAAGTTTGAGGCCGGTAGAGACAGCTTCTGTAATTTTCAGAACTTCGTCAGAGCTATAACCGTACTCGCGCATTGAGGCTGCTGCGCGGGAAAAAAGGTTTGCGTTATCTGAAAATGCCGTGCCGGTTCTTTGGCTGATTTCCATTAACTGACGCTGTGAAGCGGCAAAATCATCAGCAGAAGATGATGCCTGTTTAAGGCGAGCGTTTACGGAGTTCCACTCATCAGCAATCTGCGCAATTTTACCCGTTGCAAAAGCTGCCGTAGCTGCGGCGGCAGCCCTTCCAGCAGATGCAAATCCGGCAGTCAAATCAGAGAGCGCCCTTTCGCTCTCTCTGGCAGCAGCAGCGGCCTGCCGACCACCATTCTGCATAGTGCGGTAATAATCCTGCCCCATTCGTGAGGCGCGGGAAATTTCCGTCTGGAATGATTGCGAGTTAGCGGAAATTTTAATAATCAATTCACGTAATGTTGCCATCACATTTCTCCAGGCGAAAAAAAACCCGCCGAGGCGGGTTATTATAATGAGATAATTAATTTCATTTGCATTCTTTGATTATTTCCAAAACTTCCTTTTCAGAAATTGGTACGAAGTCAGTTTCAGAACGTTGATAAGAGATTAAATATTGACTATTGTTTTTTTTAACCTCTACCCTATGAAAATACTTCATGCGGGAGAACTGAATCGCACCAATATAAATCTCCAAACCTTCCCCATCAACTAAGTTATTGGTAACAACTTTTTCTGGTATTAAAAAATCTAGTTTATCTAGTATACAACCACTTACGTCATCTGCACTTCTGCTTGATGAGAAAGAAAGTTTTTTATTATTCTTTATATCGTTCCTTGTATCACCAGCACAACCCGCAATCAGAAATATTATGAGTATTAAAATTTTCACCATAATCCCTCCAGTTAAAGAGGGATAATATTATGAATGTAGCAAAATGTCACTGAGTTGCAGCAGTTAGCGCCGCCTCAAGCCCTGCAAACGGGTCCTTCGGTTCTGATTGCTCATCGCCACCCCATCGCAGGATCGCATCGTCCAGCGGTACTTTTGCCCCCTGCGAACCGTAGATGGCAGAGACGAGCTGGGCTGCCTGAATGTCGCCACGGATATCGCCAACCGGACTTTGCCTGTCGAACTCAATCCACATCAGAAGCTCGCTTGCAGTCATGCTCTGCCGTAGTTCTGAAAGCGTGCGCCCCATCCGGAGCGCAAGCGACATCAGAAACTTTACGCCGGGGGTTGAGACTTTTCCCGCGCTTCGTCCGCGTTGTTGATCAGGTCAAGCGCCTGCTTGAGCAGGCGTGAATGGACGGGGCCGTAGATTTCACGCACCTGCTCTTCTTCGTCTACGCTGAATACCGGTTGCTTATCGGTGTCGCACAGGACGTCAATGAAGAGCACCACGTCAGCGCAAAGATTACGGTGTGCCTTTTCCGATACCGACACATTTTCATCATCAGCACCCGCTTTCACCACCTCCTGCCAGCGCAGCCAGGCTTCTCCAGACGGCTCACGGAGAACCACTTTGACGCCTTCCCACTCAGGAACGGCGACCGTCTTATGACGAAATCCCGACATCTTAGCCAGGGCGAGATTTTTAATATTCTTCATGCGACCTCTCAGGAGCCAGACTCGATGTTTTCAGGCTTACCTTTCAGGCGCAGGGAGAACGTTGCCGCCACTACGCCGTTGGTACCTGAAGACCAGGTGTGCTGGCGGATTTCAGCCAGGAACTTAAAGCCCTTGCCGGACGGGAAGATAACCTGGAAAGCGTAGGTCGTATCGTTGTCATAGGCCTCACGCAAGGCGTCCTGCGCCGGATTCTTGTAGAAGTTGCCGGACAGAGAGATTTCTGACGGAGAAGGCAGGCCGTTGATGTTCTCCTGCTCGGTAGAGCAAAGTGTTGTTACGTCGATATCCTGCTTCTGACCACCGGTGAATTGAATTTCTTTGATGGTGCAACTCAGATCGAGGAAGGTTGCGGAATCCATCGTTTCTTTGGTGGCTGGCAGGGAGGAAATAAGGATCTTCGTCAGCTGCGATTTTTCATAAAGTGCAGACATAGCTGTCTCCTGGAAAAAGAAAACCCGCCATCAGGCGGGTTCGTTGGGTGAATTAATTGTCAGGGGGTAACTTTAAAATCCAGGGTGGCACGGTAGAGCCGATAATCTGGCTCGTACCCGGGGATTTTTACCACCTCTGTAGGGGTTAACGGCTCAAGCGAAGCGAGCACCAAATCTCTCAGGGATCGTGATTCAGCGATCGAAGTGGAATACACATCGACCTGAACGGAAACCCTGCTCTCTGCCTGGCCACACAGTACGTCAGCGGAAACATCATCGACGATGGAAAAGATAATCCAGGGTGGAGAGACAGACGGTTTCCCGTCACTACCTAATGGCGCAACATAGGGGTATACCCGTCCTTCTGCCAGGGAAGAAAGCAAGGCGTAGATATTATCTTCATTCACTTGCTCAATACCTCATCAATAGCCTGATTCATCCTGGCAATGGCGACGCTGGCGGCCTCTTCCTCGCGAGTATCGTAAGCGGGTCGCACAAACGGATGTGCAGGCATGTTCGCGGTGCCCAGCTCAACGAATCGCCAGTAAAAGGCGTTTCTCGGGTTATTCGCCTTCATCGTGTTATCGCTGTTTCCGGTGCGCAGGTTAACGCCACGAATATGGACGCCGGAAGAAATCTCCCCGCGGCGGCGGCTTTTTTGGGTAACAACCACCACGTTTTTTTTCAGTTTTCCGGTGCGTACCGGTGCACGTGCGATCACTTCGCCCTTAAGCACCTCCGCACCGGCGCGCGTGGCATCACGAAGAACCTTATTGTTTTCAGCGCGGCTAAGCGCCTCCAGATCCTTTGCTATGTCATCTAACCCGGAAAAATCCAGGCTCGTCTCTATCATTTTTCGATCCCCTGCTTACAAAGAATTTCGAGTTGAATACCGCGAGAATCAGGTATCGGCGGACCAATGATATTTAGAATGACTCCCTTGAACGGGCCAGTCACAACCCTGAGTCTTGACGCAGCAGTTATATCGTTACGAAATCGAGTCCATACCCTGATAGTGGCTACGGCCGTTTCTGCACCTGCCGCTACAAGCTCACGCCCGCTGATACCTTTAACTTCTGCCCATGTAGTCGCGCCGTCATGCCATGTTTCAACAGGCTGACCAGAAGGGTCTCTGGATGTTGTGATGTTCTGAATTACCACCCTGTCTCTCAGTCTTCCGGCCTGCATACCCCCTCCTACAATCCATAAATACGGTATGGCTGCAATAGCGCTTCCACAGCAAAAGGTACGGCTGAAGTTATGTTCCCGATGTTTACCGCTTCCCTGTTTGCATACCAGTGACCGATAAGCAGTAGCATGGCTGCCTTCACATCATCATTGAGCAGTATCGGGTCCGGGTCGTCAGCGTAGCCAGGGCTGCTTTCCTTTTCATAGAGCGTTCGGCGTGTCCATGTCTGGACGTACCGGGCCGCCGCACCTGTGTAAATCTCCAGCAGAGCATCATCACCCGTAAAGTCGGTATCAATGCGGCAATGCTGTTTCACCACATTCTGATCAAGCATTTGTTTGCCCCGAAAAAAAGCGGCCCGAAGGCCGCAATAGTTATCAGCTACCCGCGCCGGTGCTGAATGAACCGTAAACGAACGCCTCAGGGCGTTTCACAGCCAGCGCCAGACGTTCTTCGCAGCGAATGGAGATCATGTTTTTCTCGAAGTCGTCGGCGTTTTCGGTGGAGATAACCACGTTGGCATCTTCACGATCGAACAGTTGAGCTGCGGCATTGAATGCGCCTGTCAGGAATTTGCCCTGGAAAGCTGCTGCCTCAGTTGCTACCACCGGAAGCCCCCAAAGCGTAGGGCCAGTCAGAGATGCCGGGTTAGCCAGGATATAGCGGCCCAGACTGTCTTTCGTGAGCTCAATTTTCGCCCAGTCGATGAAGTGCAGAACGTGGCCAGATGCAGGGAAACGAGCCAGTTGAGCCTGAAGCATTGCCAGGCGCAGATCATCAATCCCGTTCTGGCTCTCAACAGAAAATGCCGGGTCGAATGCTGAGGCCTGAGGAACGATGCCGTGCAGGTGCACACCAGTTCCGTCGCCGAACAAGATTTCCTGTTCCTCAACATATTTCAGGCCGTAACGCATCTCAGCGTCAACCGTAGACTGGAGTTGAGCGAAATCGTCAAGGATCTGCTTGGATGCCTTAAACATGTGCGCGATGGTTGTCACCGGCGTGATTTTAGTTGCGAATTCAATATCGCTGTAAGGTTTGGCAGTCCCCTCTGCAACGACTTTCGCTGCATTGGTAAAGCCCGTTTGCTGCACCCAGAAAATAGCCGGTGAAGATGTGCGGCCAGGCGCAATCAGATCACGAATGAAGAGACGCTGTTTTGGTGCAGTGTCGATGCCAGGCAGTCGCTGTGGTTCAACCACGCCATCTGCAACATCTGTAGAAAGCAAGGCCGCGTGAACTGGGACGCTTACGCGCTTATTGCCTTCAACGCTCGCGGCAAAGGCCTTCAGCGCCTCGCTATTAATCACCACCTGTCCAACAGTTTCGGTAACTTTAGCAGCGTTGTTCAATGGCATTTGGGCAACATGCTGTTCCAGCTCACCAAGGCTGGCCTTAAGGGTTTTTTCAGCTTCCTTAAGAGCGTTGAGCTCTGTCGCCATTTTATCTACAACATCTTTGGTCTGAGCTGAGAGCTGACCATTCTTTTTCGCTTCGGTCAGTGCCTCTTCTGCTTTCGCGTTGAATTTGCTGGTTGCATCTTCAATGCTGGCAGTGACTTTTTTCAGAATTTCGTTTACTTCAGACATAAAGGGTCCTTATTTGACTAACGCCGCAAGAGCGCTTTCAAGTGAGTTGAGGGTTTCAGGTTTGATATCTTCGGCAGCGCCCGGCGTACCGTCGTTGGTGGTGACAGCGCCAGGCATGCCACCGGATAAGGCTTTAATGAGTTTTCTGCGCTCAGAGCGCGGGGTGTTGGTTTTAGCCAGCAGCGCATCAAGTTTACGAAGCGCGGCCGCGGGTGATTCATCTCCATCACTGACCGCATCAGCAGAAAGCAGGCTGTCTGCCAGTCCCTTCGCCACAGCGTCACTGCCACCGATATAACTCTCGGCATCCATCAGTTTCTGAACAACTGCCATATCAAGGCCGGAACGCGCCGCGTAGATGTCTGCCATAGCGGTATCGAACGGCTCAAGAGACTGTGACAGTTCCGCAAAGTCATGGCGGTTACCCATCGCGTAGACCCAGCAGTTGTGGATCATCAGGAAGGCACCACGACCGATCTGAATTTCATCCCCAGCCATCGCAATGACCGAGGCGGCGCTGGCGGCAATACCGAGCACCTTCACCGTCACACGGCCTTCGTATTCACGCAGAAGGTTGTAGATTGCCAGGCCTTCGAACATGTCACCGCCAGGGGAGTTGATATTGACCGTGACGTCGGCGCCATTCATCGCCCGTAGTGCACCGGCGATACGTTTGGCTGTTACGCCTTCACCCCAGTAGTCCTGCCCGATCACGTCAAAAACAGAAATACTGTTGTCGTCGGTGGCCACGGCTTTGATCCCGCCATCCCAGCGTTCCATGGCGGAGGGTAAAGTTTCACAGGTGACCCGCGCGCAGGGGCGACCCGCCGGTGCTGCCGGAAGTTGTTTTTTGCTCATCAGGAAAGTGCTCCTAAGCGGCCTGTTTCAGCGGAGATTGTTCAAAGGAAATGTCAGGGAATATGTGGTTATGCAGTTCTCTCAGGGCCAGAGCCTGAACAGCAGGATTGCTGCTTTCGAGATTTTTCAGTTGCGTCAGGTTGAGCTGAACGGTGTAAATGTCACCCCCTTCAATCGGTGGCATATTCTCAAGACGGCGCACGTCATTGCGGGACATCCACCCATTCTGGAGCGCGCTGGTATAGTACGCAGCACGGCCCGCGCTGTCGGCGCGCAGCAGTCCTTCTACAGAGAACTCCGCGAACACCTCATCATCGCTGTCCAGCAGGCACCGTCCTATTTCCTGCTCTATGTTCACCAGCAGGGGGCGCAGGGTGTGCGTCAGGAACTGGAGGTTCATGCCCTCCAGACTGGATGCCCAGCTACTTTGCTTCGTGGTGTGACCGACCATGAAAGGCGGAACGCGAAACCAGCGGCAGATCTCCTCAATGCTAAAGGCGCGGCTTTCGAGCATCTGAGCATCTTCCGGGTTCATGGTTACGCCCTGGTACGTCAAGCCTCCCTCAAGCACCATGATTTTCCCGGCGTTTTTTGAGCCTGTAAACGCCGCCATGTAACCGCGAAGTTTTTCACGTTGAGTATCATCCAGAGCTTTATCAGAAGAGAGAAACCCTGAACTTTGCAGGCCCTGTTCGAATATCTTCGCCGCGGACTCTTCAACCGCCATTGCAGAACCGATCACATCCCGGCCTGTTTTCATCGGCATCATGCCGCAAACACCGTCAAGACCGAACCCGCGAATGTGCATGATGTTTTTGACGGGAATGACGCGCTCGTTACCGTTTTCAGTGTATTTGTATTCCAGCGCCCCGGTCGTGAGACGTTTAACCACCATGTTCTGCGGCAGCAAAGGCACCAGCGAAACCAGGCGGTTTGCGATGAATTTCTTCTCAATGAAGGCGTTCCCGCGCAGGCAAATACTGGCGACCACCATCAACATAAAGCGTGATGGTGTCATTTCTGAATTGGGTCGGCGGCACAGTATCGAATAGGCCGGATGATCGGTTGCCGCTTTACGCGAACCGTCAGGCTGTCGAACGTATATTTTCAGCGGAAGGGTTGAAATAGACTCGCTTAACAGTCTTACGCATGCCCACACAGCCGATAGCTGGATGGCTTTATCGGCCGTTACCACCTTTCCGCTGCTGCTGGTACCAAACCATTCCTCCCAGAACGTGCCGGTAGTCAGGCTGATAGGCACACCAAGCCAGTTAAGCAGAGCACTTTTAACCCTGCCTGGCCGTTTGTTTTTTTTCATCAGAAACCTACCATGATGGGATTATTGAAGAATCCGGAGAGATCCTGCTGGTCGTTGCCACCGTTAACCAGAACGCGGCTCATTGCTGTGAACAAGGCCGCAGGGCCATCAATTTTGGCCTCTGGTGTGGACTTATTCGGGAAAATGTTCTCGTTCCGGTCAGGTTTGACGGTTACGTTGGACATCATCCAGTTCATCACCGGGTGATCGCTGTGATGGAAGCGGCCACCGTATACCAGCGCTTCGACCTCTTTCATCGCCTCAGAGAAATTGCGAACCGTCTGCGGCACTTCCACCAGCGGCAACCCTTCTTCTGCCAGCGCAAGGCTGAACTGCGTCGCACTCCACGGGTCGAAGCCAATTTCTTTCAGGCTCTCGCCAGCAACCCACAGCTGTAGCTCTTCCTTAATCTGAGCATGGTCGATTACATCACCGTCGGTAAGGATCAGCTTGTCCATCCCGGCCCACTTACGATAGAGCTCTGCCATCTGGCGTGAACATTTCTCAAGGCGTCCTTCCGGTAGCCAGAATTTGAAATCCGCATGAACGTGGCCATCTGGCGCCCGCCAGACTTTCGCGGCCGCACAGATATCAATTTTGTTTGACAGGTCAACGCCCACCCAGGAGGGATAGGTTTTAAGTTCGTGCTGCGGGGCGATAAACTCGCATTTCTCCCATTTCATCATGTCCATCCAGGCTGACTCAGCGGTAACCCAGATATTCATGTGCTTGGTGAAAAAGTTAATTCTGGCCGAAACCTGCTCTTTCGCCTTTTTAGCCAGGCGGCGCAGGTCATCCCAGCGCTTACAGATACCCAGCCCCGGATTCGCCTTCTGCCAGACTTTTTCATCAAAGGGATCGTCACCTTCATCTAAGGTGTAGATGATGGCAAAAAACGTATCGTCTTTTACCAGCCCACGCAGCACCTTGATGGCGTAATCACGCAATTCGTAGCAGATGCCTTCTTTGTTGAAACCGGCGGTGGTGATACCGAAAAGCAGCGATTGCAGACGCGCGCCGGTTGCCGTCTCCAGAACGTCCCAGACGTCACGGGTTTTGTGAGCATGCAGCTCGTCGACGATAGCGCAGTGGATGTTCAGACCATCGAGGTTGTTCGCATCTGATGATAATGGCTCGAACTTGGAGGCCGTTTGCTCCTGGTAGATAGCGAGCTTGTTGAATTCGAAGATCCGCCCAAGCGTGGCTTTCGCCTTTTTGACCATATTCTTCGCGTCTTCAAAAACAATTCGTGCCTGGTCACGGGTGGTTGCAGCGGAATAAACCTCCGCACCGCCCTCGCCGTCGGCGCCAGCCATATAAAGCCCCACGCCGGAGCAAAGCGTTGATTTGGCATTTTTACGGGCTACCTCAACATCTGCTGTACGAAAGCGCCGAACCATTACTGGCCGACCGCTGCCGTCATTACGCAGGACGGTTTCTCCCGTTTCTTCGTTAACCAGCGGGATAACGAAACCAAAAATATTAATCAGGATGAAAACGTGCCAGTCCATCAGCTCAATAGGCTGTCCTGCCAGCGCGCCTTTTACGTGAGGCACAAAATTATAGAAATTCAGAATGTGCTGTGCGCGCGGCTCACTGAAGAAAATACCGCGCTCTTCGCCGTGTGCCAGATCGTCAAGGAAACGCTGACAGGCAAGGCGCACATACTCACAGGCAATAATTTCCCCCGCCACCACCCTCTCGGCGTAGCGGATGCCTTCTGCAACCTTAGCCATTAATCCCTCGCTTTCATAAACTCGGCCAGCGGGTCAACCGCATCAGGGCCTTTTGCATTCACTTTCGAGCGACTGGCTGGCGTCATGCCGAACTCACCAAGCATGGCGCGCAGACGTTTCCAGGCATCAGCTTTCATGATGGCGGCGGGATGAGCCTTGATCAGCACATCCCCGCTCTGCGTTTCGGTCCGGTAGGTGTAGCCCTCAACTTCAAGCGTGTCGCAGTGATGCCGGTATTCGGTATAAGCCTCAACCAGCAGCTCAAGGGCTCTGGCGTCCAGCTGAGACATCACACCGATAGCATCAAGCTCGTCGGCCATCCGTTTAAACCAGTATTTCCCCTGCTTGTCGAAATGCTTCGGCGTTGGGGGTACCCCTGAAGGGGGTTTTGGTTCGTTCTCATTGATCGGGCGTTTAGATGGGTTACCCCTCACCAAACGTAGATGGGTCGGGGTTTTCGGTGGTCCAGACATAATCGAAAACTCCTATTAATCATCGAGTGGGGGACCCCTAAAAAAGTTTTCTAACCTGCGGCGATGTGAAAAGAGGTTAGGCGGCGGTCCTTTAGGGTGATTCCCCTGAGGTTTTTACCCACCCTCCCCCTTTCTCATTTCAAATGAGAAATGATGTCATTTGAGTCTCTCGACCGCTGTCTTCGCTCTGTGGCAGGGCTTGCAGAGGCTTTCGAGGTTGGACAGGTCATCGGTACCCCCATTTGCTTTGGCGATGATGTGGTCCACCGTCTCAGCGGGTGTATACCTTCCATTTCGCAGGCATTCCTGACAAAGGTGTTTATCTCTGCCGAGAACGATTGGGCGCAGCCTGTCCCACTTACTGCCATAGCCTCGCTGATGCCTGCTCTGTCCCCGCTGATGCTGCTGCCAGCCTTCGTTAAGGTGCCTGTGACAATAGCCTGAGCGGTCAGTGGTCGTGCCTGGGCAGCCACGCTTGCGGCATGCTCTCGGTATTAACGCAGGCATCAGGCTAACCTCCACGCCCGGCGGCGTTCTGTACGTGGCGCTGAGTCAGGGTGACGCTCAACCGGTTCGCCGTCAGCATGGTCCACCAGCGAATAACACGGATAGATCACTGAGCCACCCCATGCATCACCCACAGCGTAATCGGCGGGCTTGCTGTTATCCCAGCGGGATAGCACGCGCTGCACATGCTTAGGCGGGACGCTATAGCAAACGCCATGAATGAGTCTCGACAGCGTGATGTAATCAGCGCGTGTCTTATCAGCCACGATTAGCCGCTCAGCAATCTGCATTTGATACTGTGGAGGCCGCCCGGTACCGAGATAAAAGCTCAGCATGTCGTCAGGGAAACGAGCCAGCCAGTCAGTTACCTTTTCGGTGAATCCATGTACCGGCAGCGCGTCATCCTCAATTACGACAACCCGGCATGTTTGTTCTGCTGCCCACTCAAGCGCGCGGCGATGATTCCAGTTCGCGCCGTGGTTATCGTCATCAACCAGCAGATGAGCATGCAGCAGTGCAGCAAGACGTTGTGCAGGCCCTAAGCGGGTATGATGGCCGACCACCACAAACTTAATCTCTTCAGCCACCAGCGAATCTCCAATAAAAAAGCCGCACGATGGCGGCTACTGTCTGAATATCAGGGTGTTGCTCCGCTTTAACCCTGGTTAAGGTAAGCATTCAGCCCGTCAGTGGTGGGACACTGGCGCACTCTGTCGCGGGGGGATAGCTGATTACCTCCGATAAGGAAAATACCCATGAGCTCCATGTCAGAACTGGAAAAAGCAGTTGCAGATTTACAACGTGAATTAAAGATTGAAAAAGCCACCAATAAACTGGTTTTTTCTTTGATTATTGAAGCTGTTAACAAGCTGTCACCAAAACAGAATGTTGGGGACGTTCTGATGGATGTACTGAAGGAGGTTACACCGCCTGAAATTTCATCTGCCCCAGATGCTCACGAAGCGATTAAGAGAGTTGAGAAAATAATTCAGAAGAAGCAATCGCGTTCGTAACTTCCTGAATTAAATCGTCGGCGGCTCGGTGCTGAGCCGCATTCACAATCTGATCGATTACAGTTTTCGCGTGAGTTTCAGCGCGCTGCTTGTAACCTTCAAGAGTAAAGTCTGCTGTAATGTCTTCACGATAAGGTACAGTCAACATGTTTTTCTTATCGAGCTGTACTTTGACTTCACCGCCAATAGCCTCTACCGTTTTACAGTCCAGTCCCTCTGCTGAGGAGTAACCATTAATTTTGAAACTTACAGATTTTTGGGTCGGGAACTCAACCTCATACGAAATCATAAGACCTCCTGTTATTTATGGCGCCACCAGGCATTTTCTTTGCCGATGCCATCAGTTTTAAACACGGTATGCACCAGAGGGCCGGTGACCAGCCTGTCAGCGAATGACTTCGCAACAATGCCGAACGCCAGCATGTCGCCCACCGCGGCGCCAGCCTGTTCTTTCTTCCAGAACCGATAACTCTCGATCCGGTAGTAAAGACGGATGATGCCGTGAGCGAACGCCATTACATCAGCGCGGGTACCACCCAGCAGCCCAGCGTTAAGCATCACATCGTTGCGGTGCTCTTCAATGAATTCCTGATAGATGCGCTCCGGATGGTTCTGCTTTGCCCAGGTATCGGCGTAGGTCTTTGGTTCTGAACCGACATACACCTTTCCGGCTTCCATTTCTTCCCACGGCGCGCGAAGCATTTCGACATCGGTACCATCGGTACACCAGACGAACCGGTATTCAGGGTGTTCTCGCAGGTGCTGCCAGATGTGTAGCCAGCGACGGAAGTAGACATTCATCTTCACGTCAGGTACGAGATACAGCTCAACATCGGCCGGGGCCGTCAGTAATTCATCCACCAGCGCTATACGCCCACACTGGCGAAGCGAGGCCGCCCATTTGCTCAGCATGTCAGGCGAGGCCGTCATTTTCGTGCCGCGCTGCGGGTCAGGCTGACTGGTGAGCAGCGTTGTGATTACCACGTCACGCTGCTGGCGGTATTCAACGTAACCAGTAAACCCGGAATCACGCCGTTCGTTGTGGATCTTCACGTTACGTTCCACCAGCGCCTGTCGGTCGGGACGCGGTACCGAACGCTCTACGGCTTCATGCTCATCGAGAGAATGGATCAGTTTTTCTGAACCTACCACATCACTGTAAGCCCACGTCGTCAAGCCAGCATTATGGATGCGCAGGGCGAGGTCACTGTGTTCGTACATGCCGCGACCGTAAACCGGATCGAAACCGCCAACCTTCTCGATAGCGCTACGGTGGTAATACAGCATCACGCCGCGCTGCCCGGTGTAGGCAACATGCTTATCATCACGGTACAGTTCCGCCATGTCGTTCAGCTTATTGCGCCCTGCCAGATCCAGAAACTGGTAAGCCAGGTGTGGCTCGGGTGATTCGATGTAAGGCAAGTGCCAATTATCAGCGATGGGCCAGGCGTCATCGTCCCACAGGAAGAGATGCTCACACCCGGCGTCCATTAGCGCGGTTAAACTGGCGTTCTTCGATGCAACAATGCCGAGTGATGTTTGATGGCGAAGCAGCTGCACGCCGTCAGGTACTACTGCGACAGGTTTAGAGCCGTCGTCGATAACCACCACCAGCGCCCCGGCGGGCAGATGTTTAATGTGCTGCTTAATGGCACGGTTTAAAACGTCTGGCCGGTTGTGGCTAGTAATGGCAATGCCAATCCGTGACGCTGAGGCGCAGGCAGGCACAAACGGGACACCATCAATAGTGACCTGCATATTACCTCCCGTCAGAATCCACGCGACCGTGCATTCCAGAGGAAACCGCCAGGCTTGAGCGCATTGCGGATAGCACCGTTCACCGCATCGTGCATCGCCTGTTGCAGGCTAGCTACTGAAGCTGCCTGCGCATTAATACTTGCCTGGAGGGCTGCGAACAAATCGCTTTCACGCACGGCATCAATGACGGCCTGCTTCGTTTCATCGCCAAACCCAATCTTCGTCTTCGTGGCTGATACAACGGCGTTTCCGATGATGGATGGATCGGCTTCATGCACATGAAAGCGATCAGCTTTAAACACTACCTTGCTCTGGTCACCTTCAATACCGAGGGTCATGCCAGCTTCGTGCGGCTTGCCTTTATCGGAGTCGTTCAACTTTACGTTATAGTTTGTAGACAATACGCCACCGCTAATCTTCGCATCGGTAATGAACACCTGCCCGTCATTAATCACCAGCGCCCCGTTCTTTTCGAATGACAAGCCATCTTTCAGGACTTTGAATGCATGGCTATTACGGATTTTGTCGTCCAGATCATCAATAGCCTTTTGTGCGTCTGAGGTGTCCAACTCAACACGAAGCTTCATTGTGCGTACTAATGGTGCGCATGATTCATCAGTTACAGATGGGGCTTTATCGCCCACTGGCGCAGGCTGACGCTTATTTACCGTGACAGAAGAGGGAAAGTACTCTGGGATACCATTCACCTCACGGCGTGCGCCCCATGCATCATATTTTGCCGTGCCAGCTGCGCTTTGTAGTTCGATTCCTTCATCGGTTTCGATAACGTGAAGGCTACGCATTGCATCTTTTAGGCTTAGAGTTTTTTTCATGTTTACTACCCTTTTAGACGTGAGCCTGTCGCACGGCGAAGCCGCCGAAAGTTAACGGTTTGCCCAGGCTCACAGCTGAAAGACTTTCTTTGATGTGCGCGTGCGATGCGCATTAAAAAGCCCCGCAGGTGCGAGGCCGATTTATACCGTATAGGGGATAATGGTTGTTTTATCCGCTGGTGGGGATAAAAAATGCCCGCGGTTTGGCGGGCTATTCTGCTTACTGGGGGTTTCCAACTGTGAACCAAACTGTGGAGTACAAGGCACCGTATTCATCGTGTGATTGGGTTTCAGTTACTTTCAATAATACCCAGCCACTAGCTAAAAGCCGATTAGCTTTCATGGCATCATCGGTCTGTTCTATCTCTTTGATTTTAGTTAAATCATAAGCCTGTTCAGTCATGTAACCTCCTTGCTGTGTGGATCACGATAATACCCTTTAGGTAATCAACAGGCAAAAAGAAGGCAGCTCATTCTTGAACTGTTTATGGCACACGCCGGAGCTATTTTTCGCAAATTATCAACTCGATATCCTTGCTGCTAATTTTTTTTCTCGATTGGCTTCTGGCAGTTCGCCTGCCACGCTTTGTTATGCGCCAGGATGTCTTTCTTCGTCTGGCGGTCCAGCACATCCCAGTCATGATCTGTAGCGTAGATTGGATTTACCCAGTCACACGCTGTATCGACTACCTCAACCCTTGCGGGTCCAGTTTGCGCGCAGCTCACGATCAACATCGTCGCCAGGCATATGGTTAACCGTCTGCTGTACATTGCTGGCCTCTTTCGTTGCTTCTACCCGGCGTTCGGCTACTGCTTCAGTGGCTGCGGCATTTTCTTCGGTTCGCTGCTGGTCTACTTTTGCTTCAGCCTGTTCACGTCCGCGAAAACGCCCCAGACCAAACGCACCAAGCACCATCAGGATCGCAAACCCGATTGCCGCGAGAACAGATTTGAGTGTCGTCATAGGCTCACCCGCTCGCGCATCCAGCCATAAACGAATGACTCGTTAGCCGGCCGCTGTTCTGCCAGCTCAAGATAACGCTGGCCCTGGCTACAGTTCAGTGCGCGAAGCAATACGATTTCCCCTTCGCCGCCTCGTTTCGCCAGGAAGGACTTCAGCGCGCTGATGCTACGTGGGCCGATCTGCCCGTCGGCGATCAGATCCGGATAGAACTGCTGCTGGTTATTGAAAACGTTCAGCCAGCGCTGGAACCATTTAACCTGCACCGATGGCCCCATGTTCACACCGGTATCGCAGAGTTCGGCGGCAATGGAAGGGGATACTTCTGCCACCTGGTCAAACCGCGGGCCATACCAGTAATCAGACTCAAGGATCGCCAGAGCCTGATCACGTGTAAGGTTTCGCATATCACCGGTATAACCATGCGCTCGGGCGGTTGCCTGAGTAATCCCCCAGTTCGTTGGGCCGCCTTTGTCGTCGGGGTGATTAACGTACCCGCCCTCTTTGCCGAGGATGGCATTAAATATTTCGTCTTTGGTCATTAGTGCCTCAGATGATCAACCAGGCGCGCAACGTTGCCTCTGACGGCTACCAGCACGGAAAGGAAAATGATGTTGGCCCCAATAGTGGCCCATGACGAATGAGGATAAATCCCGCACAGATAGGCCAACGGCACAGCGCTGTACGTGACAGTAATCAGCCAGGCTAAACGGGAAACCCACGGACGGTGCCGGGAATCGCCACGACGATAAAACATCAGGGTAATCACCACCCCGGCGCAGAGCAGAGCGTTTAATGTTGCAGTTGGGTCATTTAGTACCACCTGAACCTCCCCGGCGCGTTATCAGCGCCACCAGCGAGCCGACATCCTGGTTATTCAGGAACGTCAGGATTTTGACGGCTAATGCAGAAATGATTACGGCACCGATGGCGTCCAGAGGTTTATCACTATATCCAGTCCAGGCAGATAACTTTGAGCCTACCAGCCCGGAGCATAAGATCCCGGCGATATAAGACACTATGAAATATGCCAGCCGGCGGGTTGCACTCAGATCAGCTGCTGTGGCGATGTAGAATACGGCACCTGCAAATGCGCCAAATACCACACCATAATCGGTGCCTGTAAGCAGGCCATAGATACTGGCCCCCGTCAGAGCGCCACCGGCTAAGCCAGTGCCGGAAATCGGATCGGACATCGGTCCCCCTCAATGCTGTGAATCCTCTCAATATGAGGGGAAGTAAGGCCGCCAAGCTAATCAGATTTAAAATTGAAACTCAGTTATGGTGATCTCAATTGCATGGCGATAAAATAAACGGTCCACTATCGAATGGAGCGATTCATGATTTTTCTTCGAACAGGAAATGGCAGCGAAAAAGTTGACGACTGGGCGTTAGTCACTTCGAGACCAAACTTTGTTGCCAAAATAGCAAAAGGCGATCATCAGTTTGAGGAGATTATTGGTTACTATAAATTTAAGGAAGAAATCCACTGTGGTTTAACAGAATGTAACCAGCCACATCAAATGGGTTACATCGTCAAAACCTCAAGCGGTATAGAAACCAACATCGGCAACAAATGCGGAAAAAACGAATTTGGAGTTGAATTTGGTGAAAACGTTCTCAGTTTCAATAAATTCATGCAACTCGAAACGAACCGAGAAATTATTAGTAGCGCAAAAGATAAATGTGATTCATGGCAAAAAAATATTGAAGCACTACGAAGCCTCAAACCTACTATTGATTATCTTTCGTTTGCTATCGAAAAAAGTAAAAACTCCAACTTTTCGGGTAGGCTTGGAGCTGCAGAAATCCGCCTTTTAGAAAAAACGCAGACTAGCGTTGTGACGCTTTCAGAAGTTGAAACAGATAAGAAGACCAGAACCATTCTTTTTGCGATGAATAAACATATGCGGGAATCCGGTGAGGCAACGAGCGAATATGACATGGGGAAAGTATCATTCAGCCACGTACTGTTACCAGAGAATAATCTTCGCAACTTATTTGTATCAATAAATGAAGATCTCAAAACAATTCGCGCCATTGGTCTATCAACAGCACCAAGCCCTGAGATTGCTGAAGTTGCCAGAATCGCCGACACAATTGAAGAACGAATCAAACAACTAAAAAACCTAAAGCATCAAGCCGGCAAGTTCTTAACTAAAAAGAACCTAATGCCTATCGCCAATAAAATAAAATACTCTACGACAGCTGAAGAAATTGAGTTTCAAAACTTTATAAGCTTTTTAAATTGGCTTAAGTAATGAAAAAGCCCCGAAAGGGGCTTTATGTTGAAATCTTTTAGGCGTTACTCCGCATAATTAGAAGCATACACGACAACTTCGGACAAAATCAAGCTTTGTGTTGCTAAAAACCTAAACTTTGCTGTTTTCTTCAATTGTACTGGTTGCCCTTTGAAATTCATTAGCAGCTTTCCCTTCCTCCTGCTGGCAGATGCTTACCAGCGCCTCAAGAAACGGTTTCCAGTTTCGGGTCCAAGTTCTGACGTGCAGATCTGGGACGCGCTTCAGTATCGCTTTATAGGCCGCAGTAGACGGTACCGCAGAGAATCCATTTCCGCTGCAACGTTCGCAGACCTTAAACACCGGCGCACCGCGCTCGTTTGAAGCCTTGCGGTCGAGTACCTCTCCTTTACCACCACACCGACAGCGGGCGCTAATCCTTCCCTTTCCTTCGCAAGTCTCACAGACGGCCGGTACAACCTCTGTTACCTCAGTCCAGTGCTCCCAGTCAGACGGGCGAACAGCACGAGAGCGGTTAGCCCAATATGGTGCTTTACCCCATGGGTACGAAACTTTGCGGGTACTCTGCTCGCGGGTTGTTCGCCCGGTTCCACTACAGGTGTGACACGTCACGCTGGTTGCTGCCGAACGGGAGTAATCAGCAAAGGCAAATTGTGCCAGCATCTGCATGCACCATCCGAACTGCCCACCAGCTGCTTTGCGAACATTCTTCGGTGCGACATCCATCGCATATCGCGCCAGCGCCTGTACAGCCATCTGTTCATCGGTCTTACTGATGCCCGCTTTACCGAAGAACGCCGCTAGGCCGAAGCGCGCACGGCTGCTGGTGGTACCAATCGCCGCCATAACATCAGTGCTGGTGAGACGATCCGGAGAGGTTCCTTTCACGTCGTCGCTGATGTGCATACCCTGAGGGCTAAAGTGTTTTAGTGATGCTTCAAGTTCCATATCTCAAACCCTCGTTACGTTGCTGGCTTCCCACTCGAGATCAAGCTCGCTTTGCGGCTTACCGACCAGGTAGTTAAATGGTTTTTTCTCGCCTTCCAGGAACTGGTGAGAGCGAGAGTCGAAATTAGCTCCGATGTCACCGATCCACCCTTCGCCTTCTCGTTGCTTCAACAAACGAATCATTGAGGCGGGGAGATTGATCGCGGCCTGTTCGTCTTTGTCGAGGCTCTCATAACCCATACGATCCGCTTTTCTCTGCGCCAGCTCACGGGGAATGTTGCGCCAGACGGCCATAACGTTGTCGGGCATGTCGGTTAAGGCGCCAGTGCCTTTTACGTCCATCTTTCCGGTTGGAGCGGAGTCGTTTGTTTTTCTGGCGTGGGTAACCAGCAGGACGTGACAGTTATGCTCGTTCTTGAAGTCGCACAGCGTATCGATGAAGTCCTTCTGACCTGTGTAGTCTTCTTCGTCTATGAATCGCCACGGGTTTAACAGACACCTCAGAGTCATTTAAGATGGCTTAAAGAGAGGTGCCCATGAGCGGTAAGCGTTATCCCGAAGAGTTTAAAACTGAAGCAGTCAAACAGGTTGTTGATCGCGGTTATTCTGTTGCCAGCGTTGCAACACGTCTCGATATCACCACCCACAGCCTTTACGCCTGGATAAAGAAGTACGGTCCGGATTCTTCCACAAATAAAGAACAGTCAGATGCTCAGGCCGAGATCCGCCGTCTCCAGAAAGAGCTGAAGCGGGTTACCGACGAACGGGACATATTAAAAAAAGCCGCGGCGTACTTCGCAAAGCTGTCCGACTGAGGTACGCCTTTATCCGTGACAACACCTGTTGCTGGCCTGTTCGCCTGCTCTGTCGGGTGCTGGATGTTCATCCCAGTGGTTTTTACGCCTGGCTTCAGCAGCCGCATTCACAACGCCATCAGGCAGACCTGAGACTGACAGGACAGATTAAACAGTTCTGGCTGGAATCGGGATGCGTCTATGGTTATCGCAAAATCCATCTGGATCTGCGTGACAGCGGGCAACAGTGCGGAGTGAACAGGGTCTGGCGACTGATGAAACGTGTCGGGATAAAGGCTCAGGTCGGATACCGGAGCCCGCGGGCACGTAAAGGCGAGGCCAGTATCGTGTCGCCCAACAGGCTCCAGCGACAGTTCAATCCGGATGCTCCGGATGAGCGTTGGGTAACGGACATAACCTACATCAGGACCCACGAAGGCTGGCTGTATCTTGCCGTGGTTGTTGATCTGTTCTCACGCAAAATTATCGGCTGGTCCATGCAATCCCGGATGACAAAGGACATTGTCCTGAACGCACTGCTGATGGCTGTATGGCGGCGTAATCCCCAAAAACAGGTGCTGGTTCATTCGGATCAGGGCAGTCAGTACACAAGCCATGAGTGGCAGTCGTTCCTGAAATCACACGGCCTGGAAGGCAGCATGAGCCGTCGCGGTAACTGCCATGATAATGCGGTTGCAGAAAGCTTTTTCCAGTTGTTGAAACGCGAACGGATAAAGAAAAAGATCTACGGAACGCGGGAAGAAGCCCGCAGTGATATTTTTGATTACATCGAAATGTTTTATAACAGTAAGCGTCGGCATGGTTCCAGCGATCATATGTCACCGACAGAATATGAAAACCAGTATTATCAACGGCTCGGAAGTGTCTAGATTATCCGTGGCGATTCACTTAACTTGGTTTTCGGTAGTGATCGAGTGCGACATATCACACCTTTGCGGATGGGTAAGGGAAAATTTCTTCGATCAACACCTTCCGTTCTGATTTACTCAAAGCGGAAGCAATGAGATGGCATGTCACAATGTCGGGAACTCTCCTGCCAGACTCATAGTGGCAAATAGAGCTCTGAGTCTGGCCGATGCTATTTGCTAACTCACATTGCGTTAAGCCACTGGCGATACGTAGCTTTTTTAAATTGCTCATTTTTGTCTCCTGTTCTTTCAGGAGATATTACATATTGTATTTGAAATTATCAATAATATATTACATTATGTGCATTGAAACCTTATCACATACTGTAATATTATGAGCGTATGAAAACAGAATGGTATGAACTGGCGAAAGCCAGGATGTCTGAAGTAGGGATTACCCAAGCCCAATTGTCAGAAGAGTTAGGTATTACCCAAGGTGCTTTGAGCCACTGGCTTAACGGCAGGAGGTCGGCTTCGCTTGCTGAAATAGGCTCGATTTTCCGTATCCTTGGTATCGTTGGAGCAACCCTCAACCTAGATGGTTCCTTCACCATCGGATCTGGTCAGCTTTCCGAGCCACCCAAGCCCCATTTCGAATACCCTGTTTTCTCTCACGTTCAGGCTGGAATGTTTTCACCAGAGTTCAGAACGTTCACTGAGCGGGATGCAGAGAATTGGGTGAGCACAACTAAAAAAGCCAGTGATAATGCATTTTGGCTTGAAGTTGACGGTCATTCTATGACAGCGCCTACAGGCTCGCGCCCGAGCTTTCCTGAAGGCATGCTTATCCTGGTTGACCCAGAAGAACCAGTTGATCCGGGCGACTTCTGTATCGCTCGTCTTGGTGGTGATGAATTCACATTCAAGAAGCTGATAAAGGACGGTGGGCAAGCCTTCCTTCAGCCGCTTAACCCTCAATTTCCAATGATACCTTGCAACGAGCATTGCAGATTGGTGGGAAAAGTAGTCGCATCTCAATGGCCTGAAGACACCTTCAGCTAAAACAATCCTTTAACTATTTGAACCCGGCATTAGCCGGGTTTTTTGTCTCTGCTATTTCCCATCTAAATAAATACACTTTGAAATCATGCACTTTCATTAAATAATCAAATTTTATTTCATTTTGTATAGACAGAGTAGATTACGTTTTGTAATATCATTTCATCGGCAAACAACGGAGCCAATGAGATGAACACAAACTCCCAACCCAAAACAACTAGCCAGATATTCGATATTCACGCCAAGCTAAGATCAGCCAATTCGCATTGGTCTTATTGCCATGCTGTGCAGCCTCACGATAAAGGTTTTGATTACCAATTCAATACGACATTTGTTGGTGAGATGGAGTTCGCAGTTTACGAACGCATCGAAAATTATTTCGTATTAGTTGATTTCTTCAAGTCATATCACGAAGCATGTGATGATGCTAAAAAAATTATTGATGAACATCCTGACATTAAAAAAATGCTCTCAGCCATTTAACTGACTAATAAAACCTTTAATCATAAATAACACCTTTTTGGGTGGGAATAAACTCACCCTGAGGAAATTAAAATGCAAAACGCTATCGCAATTAATCAGCCAATAAAAACGCCTCAAATGCTGTTCGGCTCTGACAACATTAATGACTTTGGGAACCGAGTTCAGAGCTGCCGGATGGAAGGTGATTCAATGCAGCCGACCATAGAACCATGTGAGGTTGTGGCGTTCGTTGATTGCGGTGGCCGTGCGCTCACTCCTGGCATTTATGTTTATACGATGGATGTATTTGGTCGTCCTTGCCTTTTTATTAAGAGATTAGAGCCATTGGTTTGTGGTTCTTTGAAAATTATTTCTGACAACCATCATTACGAAACATTCACCCTCAACACCGATGAACTGAAAGATATCAAAATTCACGGTCGGGTAGTCGCTTCTTTGGCAGTGAGGCGCTTCGTATGACTTTCATTATTGATAAATCGGCATATAGAACAGCATGCCTTTATGCGGCCAGCGGTTACGAGGTAATCGCTCGTCTTTATCTTAAAAAAGCTTATGGGTACTAACTATGAATATTATCGATACCTACCGACGCCGAATTGCTACTGCGGCATTGGCGCGACTCAAACGTAAGACTGGTGGAAACCTACTGATTATAAAACTGCCCGAAAACAAAATTGAAACCGTAGAAGTAAATGAGCATTTCATGAATCAGCTGTTATTACGGTTTGAAGGATTAACTCGCGGCGGGCTTAACCGATATGAGGGGGACGCCACTATCAAGACCGCATATCAAAATGCCATAGGGATTAATAAACACACCGAATACCTGACTGATTCAGGGAAATTAATTATCGACGAACTTCTGAACGAGGTTGTTGATTACGTGAAAAAGAAACACGCAAGTGGAGGAATTAATTGATGGCAGTAAATAACGAAAACATCAAGCAGCTTGTCGCCAGGTTGAAAGATATCCACGAAAGGACCGGTATGAATTTCCCTGCATGGATGATGGATGAAAATCGCAGTGGAGACCATGAGTTGACTGCTGCTGAACAGCAAGAGTGGGCTGAAATCATATGTGAGTCAATGCGCGGAACTGTCGCCCTCCTCTACCTGATTGAATGCGAAAAACGCTGGGGGCTTCGTGAAGGTGAGTATGTGTTCAAAAGTGAAGAGGAAGTTTTAGGTCTTACAAGGGTGCTGATTGAGAACGTTTTGATCAAGTACGCGGAAGAAGACCTTCTCCGGCACAAGCCAACGGAGCGCTATATGGCCGTGTTCCAGTTCTACTGGGCAAATGACCAGCGCGTTCAAGCAGGTGAAGCGTCATGGTTTAACGAATTCCTGGATGGGATTTTTTTAGATGTCGCGAGCCGGTTGCGTGCAGGTAGAAAGCCGCCAGTAAAACCAATTTTGCATTAAGGATAAACGGAAATGGCAATGAAAACTGAATTAGCACCGGTAGCAGCTCGTGACTTGCAGATCATCGAGTATCGCGGTCAGCGGGTTGTGACTACTGAGCAGTTGGCTGCGGGATACGGCACGGATGAGGTAAACATCCGTAAAAACCTGTCACGCAATCTGGAACGGTTCGAAGAGGGTAAGCATTACTTCCTTCTGACAGGCTCAGAGCTAAAGGGATTTAAGAACCTAGTACCTGAAAGTCACTTGGTTAATAAACATACAAGCCAGCTAATTCTCTGGACCGAACGCGGCGCGGCTCGCATGTCAAAAGTCGTCGATACCGATCAGGCCTGGGGATATCACGAAGACCTGGTGGAATTTTACTTTACTCAGCGTGATGCCATCGCGGCACCATCAACACAGGTGGCTCTCAGCCGTAAACAGCTGGCGCTGATGGTGATTGAGGCTGAAGAACGAGCCGAAGCCACTGCGCTGGAAAATAAAACGCTCAGTGCCACCGTTGAGAGCCTGGAGAAACACTTCACCAAAGGCATGACGATCCCTGCATTCTGTAAGGGTCTGAACGGCGTGAACGTCAGCAAAATGTCATGGTGGGCTTATGAGCGCAACTGGCTCTACAACGCCCAACGAGATCCGGAGAAAAGCCCGAAGTGGCGCGTTGCTTCCTATGCCCGCGACAAATATCTGACCGAGGACGAAACGCAGATCACCCCACACGGCTCCGACGAGTTTACCCGGTTCACTCCAGTGCTGCTGGAGAACGGTTGTCACCGTCTGTATCAGCTCTACATGAAAGGCGAACTGCCGATGAAAAAGACCTGGAATGGTGAATACAGCCACGATAAAGCCCTTTATACGCCGGAGGAAAAGTAATGAAACTGCTTCCCTGCCCGCTTTGCGGAAATGATGAAATAGATTTGGATGCTGTGATGTATGAGGGAGAACCAATGTTTGTGGTCCGCTGCGATTGTTGCAGTGTAAATCTGGCTCCGCAAGACCGAGAAATGGCTATGGCCATCTGGAACCAACGAGCACCACGACCAATACAAGCGACAGAGCCATACCAAATTCTTGAGCACCCATCAGTTGGGCGATTTCAGATAATTAAGCCAGAGGGCGATGAGCATGAATAGTGATATCTGGACACCAGCAGGATCACTCGAGGAGGCCCATCAGAGGGCCTTAACATGGGTATGCGATGCGTATCTGTTCTATCTGGTCAGCATGCACCGCCGGCCAGTATACCGCCACCAATACGGCGATATTTCGCTAAACCAGCCAGCGGTAAGGGGATTTATCGACTCGTACCTGAAAGACAAGGGCTGGGATATGGAAAAACGCCGCGCCCATTACATCAACATTCTGGACCTCATCAAATATATGCATCGCAGCAATTCGGACTTCATCGACTGGGGAACTGTACCGGCGCTAACCCCAAGAGGCATCCGATGGATGAATGCTTGTTTCTCGAGGCTTGGGGAAATGGTCAGCAGTTATGGGGGATGGGAAGGATACAAGACTGCTGCTGGGGAGGAACTGTTGGATGAAAGCTGAACCCATTGAGGTTAACCAGCTGGTCACAATTAACGACCACCTGAATGCGCTGGTCACGGCTGAAGATGTCATTGCCAGTATCAGTTCGCAGCTTGAAAACGTGATCGACAACGAATACGGCTGGCGGCACAGGGCAAATGTAGCTCTGGTTAAATGGAAGAACACACGGAAACGCATTACTGCCCGCCTGGCCGTACTGCGTCAACTGGAGCGAGAGAAAAATATTGAGCGTCAAAAATCGCGGGATGAATTGCTCATCAGAGCCCTGCGAAATGAGGTATCAGCCGAAGTTTTTCGCCGTTGCTGTGAGTGTGTGGAGAGGGAAATGGAGGTGTGTGGTGACTGAATCCAATCTGTTCGAGCTGGTTAAATTGATTAAATCTGCTGCCGGTGATCCATCTGCAATGACAGATTCTATCTGGGAGGCTGGTTATCGCCAGCCTGAGAGGTCAGAGCAGGAGGCAGCCAAAATAACCATCGACACCTTCTTCAACTGCATGGCCTTCGACATGCCGAATGACTTCTGGCCCCGTGACTACGACGGCGTTCTCAAGAATGAACTGATGAAAGCAGTTATCGGTGAGGATGGTGAGCTTGACGGCGCTGATGCTGCAATCATCGCTAAAAACGTAATCAGCGCGGGATTCAGCAAGGAGGCGACCAATGGGTGAAATGGTCGACATGAACGACGAACTGGTTCGCTCAGTCGTCACCGTTGACGATGGACGGGACTATACCGCACAGCTGGTATGGAGGATGGGTAACCGCAGAGATATGCGTAACGGTGTTTCAGTACCGATCCCTCCAGCGCCAAAGGTTTCAGCAGTGCGAGTTGAAGCGAAGAGAAAGCCCCGGAAACGGGGTTATCGGGTAGTTCAGAAAACGATTGGTTCGGTGTGAGGTGATTATGAGCGAAGTTGTTCTTCTGGTACCTAATGACTGGGTTAGCGAAAAGGTTCTGATTGCGGTTACCGGGCTCAAGCCCGGAACCATCCTCCGGGCCAGAAAAGAATGCTGGCTGGTTGGGCGGGAATATGTGCACGTTTCACCGGACGGAAATCCGAAACCTTCCAGTGAGTGCATGTACAACCGTAAAGCGGTCGATGCGTGGGTGGCCTCAATGAAAAACAAACAGCCTGGGTGATTTGAGGCCATGAAAAAGGTAATCTCATATCGCTCTTGGGCGTCTGGAGGAATCAATGGATAAAGTTACATATCCAACAGGCGTCGAAAACCACGGTGGCACATTGCGCATCTGGTTTAATTTCAAAGGTAAGCGTGTCAGGGAAAGCCTCGGTGTCCCTGACACCGCTAAAAACAGGAAGATCGCCGGGGAACTGCGGACGTCGGTATGCTTTGCCATCAGAACAGGCACATTTGAGTACGCGGCACAGTTTCCGGATTCCCCTAACCTCAAGACTTTTGGGGTGGGTAAGAAAGAAATTACAGTGTCAGAGCTTGCCGAAAAGTGGCTGGATCTGAAGAGAATGGAAATCTGTGCGAACGCACTCAACCGTTATGAGTCAGTCACAAGGAACATGGTGCCAAGGATCGGGGGTAATCGGCTGGTGTCGGCGGTGACTAAAGAGGAACTACTGTATATCAGGAAAGATTTACTGACCGGTCATCAGACGCCAATGAAGGGGAAGGTCCCGGCAAAGGGAAGAAGTGTTGTCACCGTAAATTATTACATGACAACTATTGCCGGAATGTTTCAGTTTGCCGCAGATCACGGTTACTTAGAGGCGAACCCATTCGACGGGATCAAGCCTCTTAAAAAAGCCAGGGCAGAGCCAGATCCGCTAACTCGTGACGAATTTATTCGCCTGATTGATGCATGCCGGCATCAGCAGACGAAAAACCTGTGGTCACTTGCAGTATACACAGGGGTCCGTCATGGGGAGCTGACCTCCCTGGCATGGGAGGATATCGATCTTGAAGCTGGAACAATAACAATCAGGCGTAATTATACAAAACTGGGTGAATTCACTCTACCGAAAACTGAGGCCAGTACCAACAGAGTGATACACCTCATTCAGCCTGCGATCAGCGTCCTGAGGAATCAGGCTGAAATGACCAGGCTTGGGAAAAGGCATCAGATCGATGTTCAGCTACGCGAATACGGCAGAACTGAGAGCCACGAGTGTACATTTGTTTTCAACCCGCAACTGGTCAGAAGATGTCAGCAGGTGGGGATCATCTACAAAGTCGACTCGATAGGTGATTTATGGGACGCAGCGATGAAGCGAGCAGGGATAAGGCACAGGAAAGCATATCAGTCGCGTCACACGTATGCATGCTGGTCCCTGTCAGCTGGCGCTAACCCCAGCTTCATTGCCAGTCAGATGGGCCATGCGAGCGCCCAGATGGTTTTCAACGTCTACGGTGCGTGGATGGCAGACAGCAGTAGTGAGCAGATCGCAATGCTGAATCAGAGGCTCGCGGATTTTGCCCCACAGATGCCCCAAAGCATACATAGCAGCGCCAGAGCATTATTGAAATCAGTAAGTTAG